GCCGCGCACCCGGATGAGGAGGTGCAGATCATGCACTCCGAAGGGTCCGTCCCGGACGAGCAAGGCTTTGCCAGGCCGCTGTTCTCCCGCATCACGGGGGTTATGGCTCAGGTGCAGAGCGAGGGAGACGCCGCGCTCTTCCACGCGGACAAGGCGGGCGCGAACTCGATTGTTAGGAGGTTCTACCTCTTCACTCCGAAGGCCTTCGCCGATCAGCCGGCCGGCATCTTCCGGCCGCTATCTCGCGCGGGTGACTACATCATCCGCAAGGACGGGACGGTCTGGGCTGTCGACGCGGTCATTGACAACTTCGCGGGTGTGAACTGGTTGTGCGTCCGCGCGACGCTACAGGTCCAGCCGCCAAAGGGGATTGAATGGGCATGATGATGCAAAGCCCGCCGACGACTGCGGAGCTTCTCTCGTATGCGTCCGTCTACAAAGCGGTCCGCGACTTTGAGATCCTCGTCATGCAGCCGCCGATCGAAGCTAGCCATGTGCTAGCGGGTAATCAGAATAACATTACTCTGCCGCCCGACCGAGAGTACGTAATCAACTCAGTCGTGAGTCATCGAGAGATCGGCACGCCCGTCGAGTCATACGAGTGGGATGAGGAGGCGCAGGCGATGCGCGTCGTGATCTCCCGCCTGGTCGAGATGGTGATGCAGGTCGACGCCTACAGCGATGCAGTGGAGACGGCCCGCATGAGGGCGGAGTGTGTGGCGACGGTGGCGAGGTCCACGCCAGCGTGCGACTTCTTCCGGAAGTACGGCATTTCGTCGCTCTATGCGGACGACGTGAGGAATACAACGACTGTTGTCGACGAGGATCAGTTTGTCCAGCGCTGGACGACGTCACTGCACTTGACCTACACGCACAAGGTCCGGCTCGACGTGGATAGCATCAGCGCGGTCACCGTCGGCGTGCAGAACGTCGACGTCCGTTTCCCGCAAAACTAACTTTTTTACGGACCGCCATGCGCGGCCATCATTGGAGGAATCATGTCACTTCCTGCTTCGCGGATCGTCCAGGTGAGTCCGCGCGTCATCAGCGGCGGCGCCAAAGATCTGGAAACGAACGGCTTGCTCTTCACGAAGAGCGCGCTCCTTCCGGCCGACCAGCTCGCCATGGCCTTCTCTTCGGCTTCTGCGGTCTCCGCGCTCTTCGGCCCCGAAGCTGAGGAGACGAAGTTCGCTCAGCAGTATTTCACCGGCGTGCAGAATCAGCAGTCGACGCCGAAGAGCCTCGTCATCGCCCGCCGCGTCGACGAAGCGGTTGCGGCGTGGATCCGCGGTGGCAAGCTGGGCGTCACGCTCGCAAAGCTCAAGGCCGTCACTGACGGCGCGCTCAAGATCACGGTTGACGGCGTCGAGAAGACGGCGGCGGCCGTTGACCTCTCCGGAGCCACCTCGCTTTCCGCTGTCGCGCAGACGGTCGCGACGGCCATTACGGGCGTGACCGGATCCTACGATAGCAACACGAACTCCTTTACCTTCACGTCTTCGACGACGGGTGCGGACTCGACGATCGGCTACGCCTCCGCGGGCGACAGCGGCACGGATCTCAGCGCGATGCTTGGCCTCACGCAGGCTGGCGGAGCGGTGCTCTCTCAGGGCGCCGCCGCCATGAACGAAAAGGCGAATCTCGACGCGGTCTGCGAAGTCACGCGGAACTGGGTCGGCTTCACGACGCTCTGGCAGGGGGATCTCGAAGAGATCGAGGCCCTCGCCGCGTGGGCGGACGTCTATGACGACTTCGTCTACTTCCCCTGGTCGAGCGACGAAAAGCTCACGAACGCCCTAACGGCGTCCTCGAGCCCGCTCGCGCAGATCGTGGACAAGTATGACGTGGTCGCTCCGCTCTACTCCCCCGACTGGCGCCTCGCCGCTATGGCGATGGCCTGCGGCGCCTCCATCGCGTGGACCAGAACTCAGGGCATGAAGACGTGGTTCGCCAAGTACGCCTCCGGAATCGCGCCGAACGTCTTGGACGAAGCCTCCGCCGACGCCCTCGAAGCGAACCGCATCAACTTCGTCGGCAAGTACGCGACGCGGAACGATAATTTCCAGTTCTTCAACCGCGGCACGCTCTCGAGCGACTATTACGGCTTTGTTGACGTGCTATACGGAAGCATTTTTCTGCGCTCTGCAATCCAGACGAGCTGCATGAGCGGCTTCAAGAGCATCAATCGCGTCCCGTACAACGCCCGCGGCGAGGCGCTGATCCGTGCGTGGTGCCAGGATCCGATCAATCGGTGCCTTGACAGCGGCGTCATCGATGCGGGGCTCGAGCTCAATGAGTCTCAGCAGGCGCAGATCATGCAGGAGCTCGGTGACGACGGGCAGGACGCTATTCAGGCCATCGTTTCGAAGGGCTACTGGATCGGCGTGGACCTCCCGGACGCGGCCGGTCGCGCGAATCGCGAGGCGCCGAATGTGACGATCCTGTATGCGTACGCAGGCGCTGTCCAGAGTCTGCAGTGCGCCGCGACCACCGTGATCTAATGTCGCGAAATCGGTGAAAATTCATAGGCCCCGGCTTCGG